TTAAACCGGCAGCAGACCGCGCGCTTCGTCGAAAAAGTGCTGTGCCAGCGGTGTAGCACGGCCAGGCTCAGCGATGACCAGCGCCGCCTGGCGCGCCATCGGCGGCAGCGTGATGGCGCGCTGCTGCAGCCCCTGGAGTGACGCGGACAGCAGATGACCGACCGGCGACACCAGCAGCCCCAGGCCGACCTGCGCGCACTGCATCAGCTGCATGACAGAGGCGCTCTCGACGATCACCCGGGGTACCAGCGCCGCCTCGCGAAAAGCCATATCAAGATAACGCCGGAAATAACGCGTCGGCTCCGCCAGGCAGAGCGGCTGTTGTGCCACTTCATCAAGCGTCAGCGCGGTTTCCCCCACCAGCTCAGGAAAATGGTCGGGATGGAATATGGCTTCAACGCCCCGATCTGCCAGCATCTCGGTCTGAAAATGGAGTTCACGCAGGGTTGCCATCTCGAAAAAACCGATCCCGACATCCACGGTGTGGCTGTTGAGTGCTTCCAGCAACTGGTCAGCACTCAGTACCGCAATGCGATAGTCGAGCTGAGGATAACGCGCCTGCACCGCTTTCAGCAGCAGCGGCAGTGCCATGCTGCACTGCGGCACCACGCCAACCCGCAGCGTGCCGTTCACCCCATGCTTCAGCGATTCCACTTCCAGCTTCAGCCCCTGATAGACCGAAACAATTTCCCGCGCCCACGCCAGCACACGGTCGCCCTCTGGCGTAAATCCGGCAAAGTTATTGCTGCGGTTAATCAGCGGCAGGCCCAGCTCGCGCTCAAGGTTTTTCAGGCGCATAGAGAGGGTTGGCTGCGTAACAAAACTGGCTTCCGCGGCCCGCCCGAAATGGCGTTCACGTTCCAGGTTACACAAGTAAATGAGTTGCTTGATATCTATATTCTTTTACCATCAATAACTTACGATTTAAAGTTTTAGCATCATGATTTTTTATGTACTAATCAATGTACTAAATAAAATTTCACTATGGCTTTCACGTCGTTGTTAACATCATATTATGCCTGATGTGACTTCGGTTCAAATCGTCGGCCGCAGCGGTTCATAGACAGACACCACCTCCGCCGTAATCTTCCCCAGCAGAATGATGCCCTCCATGCCCTCTCCGTCGATCGTCTCTCCGTCTGAGGTGATAATCCCTGTACTAAACAATCTGCCCAGTTGCGGGAATTCGCCCATCTGGAATGCGACCTTATCGCCCGGCACGGGCTTGAGTGATTTATCTGCCAGCACAAACCCGTCAGGTGTCTCAATCAGGATCATGTTGTTGCGGTGAGGCATCAGCACATCGTTAAGGTCGATGCGCCGCTCTATGTAATCCGACGCAGGTGATGGAAATCCCATAGTTACCTCACGTATCCCATGTTGCGGAGAGCGTATGTTTTATTCTCGCTCTCCTCGGTAACCAGCTCGAAGAAGAAGTTCTGGTAACGCCGAATCCACCGGTTGCACTCCTGCAGCGTCCACACGTGATTAACGTCATCCAGCCGCTTCTGGAACGCCGCAGTGGTGACAATCTGCCTGCCCCGGCCGTCCTTCGTTATCGCTCCAGTAAACGCCGCGTGTATGTCACTCTCTCTCGCCATGATAAATCCTCCTCTGATAAATACTGTATGGATAAACAGTAATATCGATCGGTAGTTTTGATCAAGGTGAAGTGAGCCACAGATTTGTAAAGGGTATGATGGGAAAGGAAATTTCAATCTGGCGCTTAAGTCAGGGAGTGTCTAACCTCAAATTACCCACCCCGCAGCTTGCTCAGACAGGAGCGGCTGAGTCATTGCCCGGTCGCCGGGCTTTTTTATGATCCATGTCTGCATGGATGCCATCTTGTTTGAATGGTATCTTTACGCCTTACAAATTCTTTACGGAGCCTTAGCGCATGTTAGGGATAATCAGATTTTTACTTGCGAGCTGCGTGGTGGCGTTTCATCTTACCGGTAAATTGCCTTTTCTTGGTCAATTCGCAGTCAACTTCTTCTATGTCATTAGTGGTTTTCTTATCACGCTGATACTTAATAAAACATATAAATTCAACGTTATTAGCTTTTCTATAAACAGGTTCCTTCGTCTATATCCCACTTACTTTTTTTTCCTGGTCGTTGGCATGCTTATAATTTACCTAATGCCAAATACGATTAATTTCCATCCTTCATGGTCACGTAACCATCTCCCATTAGATTGGTTGGGTAATGCTCTAATATTCCCATGGGCTTTTTTGTCAGACTATGCAGTGCCGAATACATTTGGGGCATTTACGGACTCTTACCCTTTCTTCGCTGACTCATACAGGTTCAGGATAATCACATCTAGCTGGTCTGTTGCGGTGGAGTTGGTCTGTTACTTCCTTCTCTGGTTATTTATAGCGAGAAATCTTGCCTGCACCTTGTTCAGCATTGCAGCATCGGTTGCATATCACATATTTGTTTACCGCAGCACTGGTGAGCCAACAATGGCTTACTTCCCTTTCTTAGCGGCCATATTGCCCTTTAGTTTAGGATCGCTTGGGTACTTTATATACTCAAAAGTGAAGACCATGAGTGCGATCATGAGCGCATTTAAACGGTACCAATGGGCGTTGCTTTCTGCATCAGTGTTTCTCTTTTTCGCGAACTGGGAGTTGTTCAACATCAGCCAGAATGGAAGTTGGCATCCATTTCATTACTATTTAAACAACATAATATCTATGTTGATAGTTATATCGGTATGTGATTTAAATCCAGAAGGAAGGCCGGGTAAGGTAGCCAGATTAATGGGTGACCTGTCTTACCCGGTTTTTCTATGTCAGTATTTTGGAGGGTATGTAGCCTGGTATATCGTGGGTTTTAATGAGCAGAATCGCGGGTGGGAGATATTTATCATTGGATACATCGTATCAATCGCAATGTCGTTGGTTTGCATTTATCTGATTGATGAGAACATCAGGAAGATCAGAGACAAGGTAAGGCGGAAAGCTGTTACTCAGGCGCCTTAGGCCAATCTATATTGGGTGCCTTTGACGTATCAATCCGATTAACCATCACACGGTAAGTCTTCCACGCCTTGAGGCTTGCCGCTTCTTTGTCTGTTGCAATTTCAAGGTCTGCGGCGTCTTGTAATGGATCGATAGCGATAGTAGCGAGGGCGAGAAGCTTTGCTTTTTCAGACGCAGCCATTACAGCGAGTTGCTCTGCCGTAGGCGCTGGGTAGTCCTTCAGGACCGGACGGCCTTTTTTGTCTGATGAAATTAGCTTGCCCTTAGATTGACCATCAAGTAAAGCGCCCCACTCCTCATCGGTTATTTCAATCGCATCCTCAGGAATGGTATCGCCGTTCATTTCCTCGGAGTAGAAACCGTTTGTTGAAGCCGAATAAAATTTAGTCATTTTTATCTACCTATTGCTAAAACTGTAAAGGCTCCGACGCCTGCGGAAGTTGCAACCCAAGAGATTGAGCTCCTGGTTGTAGTGTTAATGCTCCAGGCTAAGTTGAAGCTGCTGGGTGATCCAGTCGTAATAGAATCGCAGATAAAGGCAACAAGCGTTTGATTGCTAAAAGCGACAGGCAGAGCTACTGATCCACTCGTTGTGCCGTCAGGTGCGGTGCTATTGATCCACTGCAAAACTAGCCCGCCAGGCAATTGCTGATATCCGCTTGATGACTGTAGGCTTGCAAAGCTTGCCATATCGGGAATATTTCCGGTTGCAGTCCCCACGTTTTTTGCGGCGGCTGTGCCGCACCCGATATTAAATCTGGCATCAGATTGTACCTGAGGTCCGGCATTAAGAAATTCAACAAGCTTGTTTGCAGTGCCCAGATATCTTGTGTCCGATAGGCTAGTCAGTGCTGATTTGAAGTTGGCCAGCAGCGTGCTGAGATTTCCATCATCTTTCGCATCTATGCCTCTGTCATTCATAAATGCACCCAGCATTGCAGCCATAACCGTCCCCTGACGAAGGGCTTTGTTTATTTGGGCTGAGCTAGCCTTGCCAGCCTGGAAGCCACTAAGCAATGCTGTAAGGGCTTCATAGTCGGACTGAGTGGTGACATTAGCGCCATTGCCTGTTGCAAACGGTTTAAAGTTATTAGTTGCCATTAAAGTGTTACTCCCCATGCGCCATCATCAAATCCGGCAATAAATTCATTATCCATGTCGAATCCGAAGAATTTCGTTCCGACCGATGGTGTCAGTATTGAAGGTGTCTGAATATCTCCAGCCCATACACCTGCAGCTTTTACCGTCAGATATCCTTGTTTAATTGCAGCAATAAGCTCTTGCGACACCAGGGAGATATCCGTCTCTGGAAATACCCATACCGAAATCGTCATATCCTGATTATCGACGATCTGCATTTTCAGGCCTGAGCCTTCGAGCGCAGCTTCAAGAATGGGAGGAAGGCTATCGTTCTGCCCATCCCAGTTATTGATAGCTATTTTGGCTTTCAGAACTATTCTGTATGTGTCGTCGCTTAGGCTGGTAAATCCTGAGTCGGGATCATATGGCCCCTGCCACACGCCCTGATCCCAACCCAGGCCATCGGTATCAAAAGAGAAATACACGCCTGCTATTGGCTGGCTGACAATCCGGCTTCTGCCTATCCACTCACCCAGCGCATCAAGTTGAATGCCAACCGCGTCATCGATATCAAACGCTGAAATCAGCCCATACATCGCAGAAGATACGTCTGAAAGTGGGCGGGTCGACAAATCAACGTGCTCAACAAACAGGGGCTTCCCCCGGTGATAGTTGGTTATGCGGTCTGTGTATTTGCTCATGGCGCCACCGTAATGGAGATGTTCGCTGCACTGCAGGTGGCGGATTCGTTATAGGCGATGACAATGTTTGATGCGGACACGGATCCTGCTGACTTGCCTATCTGCAGGCTGTTAATGTCGTAATAACGAGCGTTACCGCCACTCACTACGCCGAGGTTTGCAGGTGAATACAGGCGACTGAGCAATACGTCATCTCCGATCGTCAGGGAGTTGATGTAGTCAGCTATCGCCTGCTTTATCTGCTCACCGATTTGTGTGGTGTATCCTGTGAATACCTTCAGCACCAGAGCCACATAAATCGGAACATTAGTTGGTCGTGAAAAGCTGATGTTATGCGGGTTTCCGTATTTGTCAGGCACCTGGGAAGTTGTGCTGCCGAAAGTCCCCACGCCCTGACCTTTTTTGCCCCGGATGGTTTGTGCAATCAGAGTGACATCTCCGCCCTCAACAATGGCCGCGATAGAATGTCCGGGAATGCCGTTGGCATCAGTCGCGCCGGTATCGTTCTCATAGAGCTTATGCCGGGTTACGCCAGCGACATTAGCCAGTGCGCCATCAACGGCTTCAAATGGTGTCAGGGACGGGATAGCAACGCTCTGGCCCTGCCTGATGCGCAGTGCCGAGTCCTTTTCTGCATCTGAGCCAACTGCTGCTGCCACTGAGTTGGTTACGGCCATCCAGCCTCGGGTAGGTGTGTTTATCTGAGTGATTGAGCCAATCACAGCTGCTACGGCGCCCGGAACGGCGCAGGTTGCTGTCACAGTCACTGAGCCACCCACGCCAATCGTAACGCTGGCAGGTAGGTTCCAGATAATACCGTTCGCATCCTTAACGGAGCCGTTGGTGATCGTGGTGCCGGCGGTGCCGCTTAGCGTCAGGTCAACCGTTGAATTCGTAGACGGCTTTCGAGTGATGCCGTTAATTTTGATGTTGCGGGTAAGCGCGTCGGTCATGGCGGTTGATGGTGAGAATGAGGTGTAAACCTGAATCGCCGTGTTGTTAGCGTCATGCACCGACAAGGCTACCAACGCCACCATCTGGCCGTCTTTACTATCCGGATCTAAGTAAGCGTCGGTACCGTAAATCTGCTGAAAATATTCGGTGAGCTTACTCAGTATCGTCTGGTAATCAGGCGCACTTATCCCTGAGGCGGTCACCGTAGCGGAGAGCCCCAGCGTATCGAGATTGAGAGCCATTATGCCTCGCTTGTGACGGTCGTCGTTCCGTAGATAGTGTCGATGGTCGCGGTGAAAATCACACGCCGTGATGAGGTGTTCAGGTTGGTATCGAACGACTTAATTGAGTTAACGCCGGGCGTCTCAAGTATCCTTTTACGGATAGCCAGGTTGTACGTTTCTGGTTTCTGCTTCCCGAGGACCGATTGCACCCATGGTGTGCCTTCTGTCGTGTCGAGGAACCACTGACCGTGCCAGAGCAGGAATCTCGTCTTGATCGCTTGAGCGACACACTCCGGTGAGTTAATCAGCCAGGTGTCATCCCCCTTGCCGAAGGTGTAATCACCATTTTCATCTTCGCGTCTGTATCGCATCAGTTCACCCCGCCAGAATTACCGGTTCCGCTCTGGACCCCTTTATGTGTGTGCTGGTCGCTGATGTCCTTGCCATTGGATTTCAGGCTGCCAAAGAATTCGATGGCGCCGGTAATTTTGGCTGCCGTGCCAGTCGCGAGACTGCCCACCATGCCGCCCATCCACGTCAGAAGACCTGTTATCGTTACCGCCTGGCTGAACTTAGCCAGAGGGGTCGTTACATTCAGGCCGCCCGGCGCGACGATATTTACTGCATGGCTGTTCGGGTCCAGCTCGATATAAGCCGTCCCGTCATCGGTGCGCATCTGCAACGTGGTGGTGCTGACATTGTTGATTCTCTCCGCCTGCGACTGTGGGCCAACAAAAGCGAAGGCGTCTGACAGGTCATGCTGGCGTGGGTCTACAGGCTCCTGCACACCGCCGTTCTGCCACCAGAAATCAATGCAGCGGTCACTGAAGATGACCAGGCACTCATCCCCCTCTTTAATCGGGAAGGTGATCGTGCATCCGCCGCCGCGGGGAAATACCACCGGGACGTCGAGAAGCAAAGGAAGAGGTGCCGATTTAAAGTTACCCAACTCATCTGCTGCCTGACCGCTGATGGCAGGCTGAACAGTGCAGGTGCAGGCGATCGGGTCGAAACTCTGGATGATGCCAGGCAGGGAGACGCGGAGCATGGAGAAGATGGAATCTGACAAGGCCTTATAGGCCTGCGATTCACCGCCAGCCTGTGATTGTGGTGAAACTGGCATATTAGCTCCAATAAAAAACCCGCCGAAGCGGGTTCATTAAATCGCGACTGACTTAGATTTTCTTGCAGTCATACGTGCCGAACATTCGCGGCTCGTTCATGTTCGATCGGATGGCCTCGACGTTCAGGATGGCTTTACCATTGCGCTTGATGAAATCCATGCCGTAGTAACCGGGATAGTCGGTGCGAGGCACCATCCATTGATATGTGATGTTCTTATAGTCATCAGTAACGTTTGTGAACCTAAACTTTTGACTGACCGGGCGGATGTTGTTTACATGCATGAAGCCATCATTACTCGATGACAATGTAAATGGCCCGCATTGCATCAGGGGCTTAGCCAGATCGCTTGCGAATGCGGATGCGCTCAATAATGACAGCGCGACCATCACAATTTTAATTTTCATGCATCCGCACTCCTGTTTAAGGCCGATGTTGTCTGAAGGTCTGCGGAACCTCTGGCGCTGCACATCAAATCCATATACCAGGCTTGTCCGCGTGTATCACCAGTATAACTGATGGATTGCACGATATACACGCCATCGGTCGCAATACTTGCGGGCTGTTGCAGTGTTCCGTTGACGTTCAGATTCCCGTTATTTTCGGTCTCAAATATGCGCCCGCCCGACCGCTTAACTTCGTCGCTGGAGAGCGCTGAGCGATACACAGAAGCCTGGTCCAGCTCTATCAGTCCACCAACCCGGATATTAGGGTTAATCAGGCACCGCACGTTCACACCCGCGCCCATGGTCTGCTGAGGCATGCCTATGAGTCCGGTGCGGCTGTTAAGCACGATCGCCTCATGGATGTACTTATCAGTGCTGACCATCTGCGCCTGACCATCCACAATCTGCCAGTTGGCATTGCACTGGTCAGCAACGTTGCTCATCACGTCTCGGGCCATGCCATACATCACGCGCCCGCGGGGGAATACGGTGTCCGGCATCTGAGCAGTAATGCCCTGCGTCACGCCAAATGGCTGGAAGCTCTGCATCGTGGCAGCATGCAAATCTGCCACCGTGTAACCAGCTGCCAGAGTCGTGTTGACCTTCGCGGCCACAAATGCCTGATGACCGTCAATGGCCTGAATCAGGATATAAGTGTCGGTAGGGTTATCGCGCCCGGTTATCGTAAAGCGGATCTCACCGTCGAATATCTGGCCGAAGTTCTGACCGTCAGTCTGGCCGACCTGAGTCGCATCGACATTGCGCGCAATACCAACCTGGCTCGAATCGACCGGAGTGGACAGACCGTCATAACCGGCGATCATCTTCAGCCTGGAAAACTCCTTGCCCTGAATCCGGCTGACAGTGTCTTTCTTCAGGTTATAGATTTTCACCGTTGCAACGCGCGGCCATAGCGCATTCGTCCACTCGATATTAAATACGACTTTGAAATCTGAAAGGCTGATGCCGGCGCCAGACTCATCGACCAGCAAGAGTTCAAAGTGACGCATCCAGTTCTGGCTCATGCTCACCCCGTGATTACGTATAGATGGCTGCGAATGCCAAGGTCAGTTTTGGTTGGGTAATCCTGCGAAGCGTCATCGCAGGCCACCTCAAGCGCGAATCCCAGATTAAGGTAGCCCCACTGCGAAAGCAGGTTACCGCCTGTCACCATGGGGATTCCGCTCACGATTTCATTGCCGCCGCTATCCATCAAATCCAGCACCCACGCAAAGTCACGCCACTCTACCTGCAGCCGGTATGTGGTGCTGCTTAGGTTGATATTGAATGCCTGATTGTCCGGAGATAGCGGGATTTCATATCCCTGCATGCTTACCCCGAAAAGTAACTTGAGAGTTTAGAAAGTACGGACTCATTGGCGCTTTTGACTGACTTGATGCCAGTGTTCTGCACTGGTGAGGTGCTTACGCCATCCGCCATATCTGACTTGTTCGCCACACTGATTGTCTGCGTCTGCGATATAGGGACTTCTTTGAGCGTAAGAGATGCCATCAGGACATTTTCAGAAGTCCGGTCGGTGGTTACATCAAGCACGCGTATCAGCATGTTGTTGTAAATGCGCTTGCCGGTAACTACATCGAATGGAACGCGACTGGCCTGCAGGTCGAGAAGGCTTTGATAGGTTTCTTTTGGGCTTAACCCCAGCAAGCTAGTACCGGTGAACGAACTCGCAAAATCAAGCAACGAGCCTCCTCCGGAAAAGCCGACCTCCATTGTCAGCTCTGATGGACGCTTGTAGGCATGATCAGCGACCGGCGCGCCCACTTCAGTAGGATGCTCTGTGATTTCCAGCACATCGCTGTGCTTCTCAGAGATAACCACGTCCGGGATGATCAATCCTATCTTCCTGCTTTGCTGTGAAAACAACGTAGATAGAATATCCATTATCTGACCGCCGGAGTAAGTTGCTGGGTTAGCCGTGAGTTAACGCCCATCTGCCGCTCTGCCACACTATTTCCTGCTCGCTCAGGATCATTCACACCGTGAATATGGATGTTTGTTTCCTGATTGACGGTTGGCGAGGCAGCGCCTGATGCAGCACGGTTTACAAGCTCACTTGAGTAGATGTTTCGACCATTCTCATGATGAATGATGCCGTTCATCAGCTGAGACAGTACCTGTGGATTCTGCAGGTTAAGCGCGGCTTTTGGGTCAACGCCAAGACGCGATGATATGGAGTTAACATAAGCGCCAGTGTTGTTCTCGGAAGATGGAGCCCAGGTGGAAATAATGGCCTCAACGGAGTTTATTCCGCGCTTTGCATACAGCATCAGTTGGCGGGCCATGGCGCGCAGACCATCATAAGCGGACTGGAACTTAGCGAATCGCCCGCCACTACCTTCCAGCATTGCGCCAGCCTGCCCTGCAAAGTTCAGATTGCCGGGGTTGTTGTTACGCTCCCCGCGCTTCAGTGACTGAGCGTATTGCGAGGCCGGACCGTCGACAGGATAAATTGCTTCTGGCCCGTCATCTTCGCCGGGCATTTTTTCCTCAGTAGCAGGTGCAACTGGTGCAACTGGCTTGCTACCCTCGCCGCTGAAGAAACTCAGCATGTCCTGAGTGTCTTTCTCATTGACGATATGGAGGCGCTGCAGAGTTTTCCAGAAGGGACTATTAGCGAATTTCTCCCCAATCTGAGTCAGAAAGCCACCAAAAGCCCGGTTAACGGAGGCGATCGCATCATTAATCGATTTCGACCAGTCGCCTTTCATGAAATCTGAAAGAGACTGAAGCGTTCCTTTCCACGTCAGGGTGCCGTCATTGAGCTTATTCAGCTTATCAGTGAACCAGTCCAGCGCCTTTTTAGCGGAGTCGATACCAGGCTGCCACTTCTCCCAGTCGATAAGGGATTTTCCGCCGGCCTGCCAGGTCTTGTAATCATCATAAAGACTGAGAATCGCGAGGCCTAGCGCGATGATCCGGCCAATCGGAGAGGTAAGAAATGCGCTGTTAACCAACTTCCACGCAAGAACAAGAGCGCCGAGAGTTTCAATCAGTTGCTGAGTGCTCTTATCGAGCGTATTCCACCATTCCCGTATATCTCCGGCAGCCTGAATGAGGCGGTAAACTGCCCGGCCAATTACCTCAGCCATCCAGAGAATGCCTTTCACACCACTGGTGATCGTCTGCTCTATCTTTGGGAAGTTATCAACGATCTGCTTACGCAATGTGTCGATAGAACCCGACAAACCTTCTGCCAGGCTGGAGCCGATTTTATCGCGCGCCATGCCCGCCATTTGCCCGAAGGCACGCAGCGAGGTCATAAACTTGTTGGAACTTATCGCAGCCTGGTCAGCATTGAAGCCGATAGCCTTCGCCATCTGAGTGTATTGCTGATTGAACTGGCCCAACCCGCGACGCATCGCCATCAGGGTATTCTCATCGATGCCAAGCATCTGCGCATACTGGTTTGCGCGGTAGTACGGCATGTTACTGAGCTTCTGGCCCACACCCGTAAAGATGCTCGCCATATCCCGCATATTGCCGCTGGCGTCGCGGGTTTGCACTCCTAGGCGATTCAGGAAGCCTTCAGAGCCTGGGTTGTTTCGCATGAAGTGGGCCAATCCTTCAAGAGAATTCCTGGCCGCATCTACTGTTCCCCCCATCTGGCTGGCGGCGTACCCAATTTGCTGAATGCCTGCAACGGAAGCGCCAGTGCGCTGGGATGCCCAATAGAGGTTATCCAGGCCGCTGGCTATCTTCGCCGTAAACGCTACAACAGAAATCGCGGCCGCCTCGACTGCCACGCCCATCTTTACCACCTGAACAGTGGTGCCTGCGATTACAGACTCAAACTTTCGCGCTCCGGCGTCATCGACCTGAAAGCCGAGGCTTACCAGAAAATCCTTGATAGTCTCAGCGTTCATTATCCTGCCTCCAGCGCTCAATGCGGTTATTGTTGTCTGCTTTCAGGTCAAGCCAGTCATTCATGCGCGCCACGTCTGCAAGGTCTACTGAGCCATCTTTAAGCGCGGTGTAACTGATATACCCGGCATCAACCGGGCGCATCAGGAAGTCTTCACCATCAGGCAGGGATTCAAGTGTCAGGCCGCTGAGTTGTCCGCAATCTCGTTGTCGGGGGCTGCGGGCAAAAAATTTCCCAGGCTGTCGCCTACCACCCGACCGACGATCTGCAGCATACTCATCAGGTCGATGTCGTCGAACATCAGCGAGCCCTGAACCATTACCGGTGCCCAGACCTTACCGTTCTGCCGCGCAACGACGGACAGGCAGGGGAAGATGATCGCATTGGTGTCTTCTTCAGTCAGGCCTGCCATTTTTTCAGCGATTTTAGGCAGAACCTTTTCAAAGATTGGTGCCAAGGCCTTCATATCCAATTCGGATGTTTCCCCGCCAGTGGCTGATGCCTTTTTTGGCATCATATCTTTTAGGCTGCCAAATTCTGAAAGCAGCCCGGCCAGAACCGGGAGTAGCTTACGAGAAACCTTCAGCTGGTCGAAAACGCTGAGCTTTGATGCGCGGTAGTTAACGCCTTTGATTTCAAATTCCATCGATTAAAACTCCCCGAGCACTTCGTCGATTTTGCCGCCGTCAAACACCCACGCGACCATTCCGGCAACCTTTGGGTTATTCCAGTCAGGCTGGCGCTGGAAAGCCGCTGAACGGATGGTAACGATGTCGCCTGATGCTTTGTTTCGCAGCAGGAACACGTTATTCCCCCACAGCGCAGAAGACTGGCTTTGCGCGTTGTACATCAGGGAGAGCTTCTTATTTACCGGCGAGGTTTTCTGAAGGTTGATGGTGACGGTGCCGCTCTTGCCGGCATGCAGGCTATGCATTGTTTCGCCATCAGCACCAATCGTCATGGTGTTTTTAGCCTCGGTCATCGTTACCGTGATCCCCTCTTCGGAGTTCGCAGAGCCATAGCCAAGGTCGATTGAGCCGGTCGGGCCGGTCATGGACGCCGTAATGTCCATAAAGCTGTAGGTACTCATCTATATCCCCTTAGCGAACAACGTTGATCTGAACATCGGCATAGTGAACTGCACCGGCCAGTTTGATAGCTGCCTGAATCAGTGGCGCACGGCGCTTCTCGCGGTCCGACTGAGCCTGTGTTGCCAGAGGCTGGGCGTACACGTAGTAGCCTTTTGTCAGTGTGTCACCTGATGCGATCTGCCCGATGTCACCGCCATTCCATACGCCCGGCGCAACCAGACCATTCGAAACAGCCTGGTCCAGCGACATCTCAACGTTAGTGAGAAGGCGCGTGATACCTGCTTCGGTCTGAGGGATTTTGCTTGTCGAGGTGTACAGCAGGTTAAACAGGTTGGTCTGCACATAATTCTGCAGCCAATCCAGCCCATGGCGCTCATCGAAGAAATCACCGTTGGACATCACGCCCTGCTGCAGGATTGCCGTGTCGTTCGCGTAATACACGTAGACGTTGGCATTCTTCGCATCTACCGTGGCAGCCTGAGAACTGGTCAGTGTTTCATACGTCACGCCCGGTTCAGTTTTGAACTTAAGGGTGATCGTGGTGTTGTTGCCGGTGAAGTTGACAGTGAAGGCACGCCCGAACGCCGACAGCGCCGCGTACTTACTCTTCGTTGAGTACTGCACAAAGGTACGACTGTACCCGGCCGCTTTGAGAGTAGAGGCGACATCCGAAGTGGTCGCTGAGTCGATGATGCCAGAATCAGAGGACGTAACAGCAAACACGCGGCTAATGCTTGATGCCTGAATAGCTGCAGCAGTTGCCGTAATTTCTGCAGGAGTCAGTTCGTCTTCATCGGCAATACCGAGTCCATACCAGTTGGTAAACTGCAGCGCTGCACTGATGGCCTGCGCCAGAGTTTCAACGCTTCCGGTTTCATCTGTTGCCAGTGTTTTAGCCCAGCGGCCGACGTAGACCTGAGCAGGCCGTGGTGACTGTGAAAAATAAATCAGTGCTGCTTCGTACTCCGGACTGTCTTCGCCGAAATCAACGCCGATGTCCTCTGAGCTGGTATAAAGCCGGATACGCTCTGATACCGGAATAACAGTGGATGTACCGAGAATGAGTAGCGAACCGAAATTACGACCCGTCGCCGCAGTGGGGGACATGATCACGTCAACGTTCACAACGTTGGATACAGGTAAGCCCTGTGCCATAGGTTAATCTCCAAAGAATGATACTGGCGCGTCGACCAGAGATTTGATGCCGTAATCGCGGATAACTTTGCGGCGCAGGCGCACAGTGATGTCGTACCGGCGCACCCACTGGTTATTGATGAGTTCGGGGAAGGCTGTCAGTTCACTGTAATCAGCAAGTGAAAGCTCGTTTGTTTTCAGCGTTTCGTTGTTCTGCTCAACCGTCAGGCCATCGCGAAACAAGGTGGCGAATGACTGGCTTTGCGGGCCGTAGAAGGATGCGAGCGTCTCGATCACTTCGTGACGCCAGAGCTGATTGCCATCATCAGTCTGCCGGACGAACGCCGGGGCGTTATCAGCCGTAAAGCCGATGATGCCAAAGCCGCACCAGTTAACGTCAGCAGCAGGAAGAGCGGCCTGTGTGGCTGTCCAGCGCGGCCTGACCATGCCTGGTGGCAATCCGGATAACGCTCTTGCCCACTGGCTTAACTCCCGCTCAAGCGCCTCATCGTATGCCTGCGGTGCGCTGACAGGCGTCAGATATCCGGCTGCTGTGCTGTCATTACTCACCGGCGCCTCCGTCGAATGGCAACAACTCACAGTGAGCCTGAACAAATCCAGCGCCGTAAGCTGTGTATGGGTCAACGAATGTGACGCGGTACTCTCGCCCACGGTAGGTGACAATGTCCGCATCAATCCCGGTGTTGCCGCTGGTCAGACGGAAAACGGTCACAATCAGGATTGCGCCGTTAATGACCTGTCCGGCCTGCATGCGCCGGGCTTCCAGTGAGCGATCCACCGTCACCACGCCACCAAATGGCGTCACAGTGGGTGCGTTGCTGGGAAAGCCATCTGCATCGACAGTCTGGGCATTGCGCTTCACGGTGAGCGTTGTATCGAGGAATTCAGGCGATAGCAGAACGTCAGTAACATCAAGAGTCGGCATCTTTATCCCTCACAACGTGCGTGATTGAGCGGCGATACTCGCCCGTGTCGATGAGCGGTTTGTTGCCGGTACGCCCGCGCTTGCGCCGCTGAGCCAGCGTGACATCAGATAGAGCGATGAATCCGGTGATAGTGATGTATCGCTTCACGCCATTGGCGGCAACAGTCCCGGCACGATCGAGTGATGTCACCGCGCCCTCTGCATTTCCGTCCAATGCCTTCTGAGCAGCAGCTTTCAGGTGAGGCAGATAATCCTGCTCAACGGACCTAACTCCGGGTTTCAGGTGGGGCCTGGCGGGGATGTTTTGCTTTGGTGATCCATTTTCATTGATATAGCCGATACCGGCATTACCAAATTCACCTTCTTCTTCACCCTGCCTTTCGTCCTTGCTTTCAGGTATTCCCACAAGAACATCCTTGTTTGTGAGTTCCTTAAGGGCATCCAGAATGCTTTGCGCTTTGTCCGCGCGAACCGTCAGGCCTGATTTCATAGCTGAATCCCGCCATACCCGAAGTACTGAAGCATCTGCCAGAATTCCGCGCCGTAGCGGGAGAAGTTCCAGAAGCCAGCGTCCGCGTTCAGTGTTGAGCTATTGTCATAGCTCACGCTGACCTTATCAACTGATTTGGATGCAACTACGCCACTCGTAGCGCCTCCGGCACCACCGAGCATCCCGGCTGCTGTATCAGCTGCATTCAGCACCATGTAATGCGCAACGAACAGCTCCACCAGGTAGGGGAACATGTCCCCCATAGCGGAGCCATCAATGAGCAAGTCGGCGAGGTTGAGCCGGAACTGGATTACTGGATCGGGATATTTAGTGGTGTCAGAGAACTGCGGGAAGTCGCGGCGAAAATCACTTACTGTCGGCAGGTTTCGGTTTCTTGCCATTGTCATTATCTTCCACTGTCGGGCCGGGATCTGGCTGCTGCAGTGCTTCCAGTTGCGCGGTCAGGTCAGCAATGATTTCATCCTTCTCGTTAACCGACTGTTGAAGGTCGCCGATGGACTTATCTTTGTCTTCCAGTTGCGCGGTCAGGCTGTCAATCTGCGCCTGAAACTCTTTGGTATCAGCCGGCGCTTTTACTTTGCCGGTGACTTCAGAGTGCGCAGCAACAAACCAGTGATCGGCAACCTTGTCGTCTACCGTGTGCTCGCCAACGCTGAACTCCTGTGCCGTGCCGTCTTCGCTGTTGAACTTGAACGGGGTGTGCACACGAATGGTCTTCTTAGCCATTACATTCTCCTTAATGCCCCTTTCGGGGCGGATAGGTTAGATGCCATCCATATACGCGATGGTTTCCGGGTACGGAGATTCAACAGCGCCCAGCTTGCCGTAGTAGGTGGTCAACTGGTAAATGCCGCGATACTGAACCGGGATGTTCTGCAATGGGACCATCGGGAAGCGAACAAACTTCTTATCGTTGGTGTATGCCATCATGCGGTCAGTACCGCCAACGCCAGCGCCTTTCAGCCACTTCACCGCACGGATATTCAGCGGGGTGCCGTTCTGATGGAATGCGATGGTGTTGTTCTGCAGGTAGGTCAGCAGAGACTGGTTACCGGCAGATGAGACGATGATGCTGGACAGTAGCGCAAACTGCTCAGGCGGCAGCAGCAGGTCACGCGGAACAATCGTGTAACCGGTGGCAGCCCAGGCATTCGACAGCAGCAGGTTGATCGAGGTGCGGATTTCATCGGCGGTTGAAGTTGCCCATGTCTTCGGCGCGTTGGTCACCGCGGCACCGGTGTAGTTGGTCAGTCCTTTAACGCCTAACTGACTGTCACCGCGATAAACCTGCTCATCGGTGTCCATGTTCCACTTCAGCTGCATGCCGTCGAACTTCTGGGTGTCCAGCGGGCGGCCCACTTTGGCGGCGGCGGCCAACTCAACAACAGTCCAGCCCAGCTCCATGCCCCACAGGGTCAGCGGGAAGCCGGTTTTGGAGATGTCGACGTTAACGCCTGCGATTGCAGTGGAGTCTTTGCCGATCCAGTTTTTGCCAGCCGGGTTAGGTGTACCCGCCGCCGCAAACTGAGAGTTGGTGAAAGAACTGATGTCATCAGCGATGGACACATCTTCGCGCAGCTCAATATCGCGCGACCAGGTGTATCCCACCAACGGCATGTTCAGGTTCTGGTCAAGACGCTCAAGCTCGCCAACCAGGAAAGCGCCAGAACCGTCAACGGTGGCTTGGTCAAAAGTAAACATATTTAGCGGTTCCCTTAGATGTTGTAAGCGACTTCAGCGTTGCCAGCGGCATCGCCTGCACCGGTGAAGGAGGCGTTAGGCAGTACGACAGTTTCGCCGGTGACTGCCGCGCCAAGAATTGCACCCAGCGGGCTTGCTTGAGTCGGGTTAGCATTGCGGACATAGACCGCGCCACCTTTAACCAGGCCAACAGCGGTGCTGCCGATATTCACGGCCATGTAGCCGCGCTTCATCACGTCGCCAGTGAAATTCTTACCGGTACCAACCTGACGCACCATGTCTGGCGTCGAAGTGGTTGGGTATGGGCGAACGTAAAGGCCGGTAATCACGGTAGCGGCATCAGATGCGGCCAGCGGAATGAACTTGCCATCGGCGCTGTCTTTACCAGCCAGCCCATAAGCGGCGAAGGCGTTAGATGAGTCGATGATCACCGGCTCGGTGGTCAGGTCCTGAGGGCGTGAAATAGCCCCGGCGATGCCTACTGGCATCCGGTACAGATATGCAACCATGGGTTTATCCCTTATTTTTTCCAGTGAGCGGCGAAGGCTTTGTTGAGAGCAGCCGGTGAGTTTTTGTTGGATGAATCGTAGAAAGCAGCGCGAGAGGTGGTGACCGGGGCAGCGTTGCGTGACTTGGCGATTTCACTAGCCGACACGAAAACGGCATCCAGCGTCGCTTTTGGCATCTTGCTGAAGTCAGGTGTGGCACCAACCAGCGGAGCAAGCAGCGCCTGACCTTCTGGTGTTTTGAATGCTGCGTCCATGGTGGAGCGTTTGAATGCAGCCAGCTTGCCACCCTCGGGCAGCTTGACGCCTGGCATGATCAGCTCAGCGCGAGCAACCACACCCTGATGATAAGCAGCGTCAGTGGTGGCTTTCTTCTTCTCGTCCTCTTCGTCCGGATCGGAGTCAGTGGTGGCGGTAGAGGCAGGATTAACCAGCTGCTGAACCAGCAATGCCAGAGCATCAACTTTCTTCTCCAGCTCGCCAATGCTCATCGCGCCACCTTCGCCACCTTCTTCATCGGTGGTCAGGCCGCCAAGCTCGCGCTCTTGTGGCAGTGGCTGCGCCGGGTTGATGGTGATGTTTACTGCCCGAGCCAAATCAAGGCTTGGTTCGATCAGCTCTGATGGCGCGTTATCAACCAAATCAGCCAGGCTATCGGCATCCTTGGTTTTAATGGCCCGTTTCAGCTGGCTAAACCAGCCCTGATTTTTGGTAGTCATGAATGTGCTATCTCCAATTGAACAGCGAATGCCTGCACGACCATTGGGTACGCTCGCACAGTGGTTACCGATAATTGTGTGTTGCCGGGCCTGACCGGGCGCCTGCTGCTCATACTCAGCGTCATAGCCCATCGATATCTGGTCCTGACCGTCCATCACCTTCTGAATGCCTTCAGCAGTCTTGATGTGGATATCGCCCAGCATTAAATCTGACTGGTCACCAGTGCCGCGCCGGACGTTCTGAATATGCCCGTGAGCGTGCTCTTTCCAGTTGCCCGGGTTAACCATGTCTTTTGGGTGGCCCAGCGTAAATGCCATGCCTTCGAATGAGGCGAGCGTTTCCGGCCGGAATACCTCGTCAGCATCGCGGGTAACGACAATCTCACCATCCTCATCACCAACGATGCCGGGCAGTTCGCTTTCGTCGTATACCTGCGCGCCGATGCGGGCGATCGGGACGTCTTTGCACAGCAGGGAGCCATCGGCCATCTCGAATCGAGTGTTTCCGAGGCGGGTGGTGTAGAAATATTGCATGCCTTAACCCACCTGTAGGCTTATTAAAGCTTGGTTAATGACTTAATTACGATTCGACAAACTGCTGGGTTGACACCCTTTGCCTGCTCAAGCATCGCGTTCACGTGAGACTGTAAAAACAAGCCAGGGTCAATACATCCTTCATGCTCAACCGTTACGCAGCCATTCCCGTTAAATACCGTATGGCCTTCTTTGTTGTAGCCTTCGTAATAGCTTAAATAGCTAGATTTCATGATTAATCCTCTGGAACGATAGGCTCCGCGTAGCAGCGGCAGTTGGGAAACTGACCGGCGTGCCCGGTCATGCCGTCAAGCGTCGGTGGGGTAGCCCAGTCAACGTAATGGCCTTCCATTTGCTTATGAGAGTGACGCACGTCGCTGTCGTCAGCAGTGCGCCAGATGTAGCCACGCGAGCCAATAGCGGTTGAGCGCGCCTGAGTGATTGCAGTAGATGCGCGGCCAACCTCTGTCCGGGCAATGGTGCGCGCCCGCGACTCAGTGACTTCACCGGTACGCATGATTTCTTTCTTCAGCTCACTGGATCGCCTGCCTGTTACCACAGCCTCAATCGCCTGATTGTGAATGTCGTAGACCCGGTCGGCGGCTTCCAGTGGGAGTGATTTGAACAGCTTCACCTGCTCCTGAATGATGCTGCGGGTGACCATGCCCTGACTGCCCGCCATTAGGTCACGCAGGCCTGCTGAGATTTGATAAGATCGCTCACGCCACATCGCATCGTCGGCAATCTCCAGCGTGCTGATGAGGCGATTCGATACCGCTTCAGCCCATGGCTCAATCAGGTCAGCGTAACGCTCCAGCCTGTCCATGATGTCGGTGACGCTGTCATTTGAACCATCGTAAGAGCCCTCGACTATCGCTCCGACTGCCTGCGCTATCTGTCGTAGCTGTGTTCCCAGCTGCCTCTCGGCGCGCTTCAGGTTCGGTGGCTTCGACGTTATCGAGGTCTTTCTCGCCCGGCGGCGGGAGGTCACTGGCATTATCAATATCCTCGTCGCTGATAGTTGAGCCAATGCCGGTTACGCGCGCCGTTTCCTGCAGATGCATCGCACCGGCTTTCTCGGTCATCAGCCCAGCGTCAACAGCCTGAACTGTTGCGGCCACAACCTTCGTTGCGGTGTCGGCGCGCTCACTGTCAGGCGTCTGCCACAGTTCGTTAAACTCGAAAGTGAAGTCATCAGGCAGTGGTGATGCAAACAGGCTCATGTGCAGAACCTGAAACAACTTGCGGATAGGCCGGCGTAACTTGCGTTCCTGCTGGGTAGAAACGTTGTCGTAGTAGTTAGCCAGGTCAGTATCACCGGTAGAGAACCCGGCAGGAGACTGACCAAACAGACGCACTAGTGGGATGCCAAACGCACCTGATACCTGCTGACCAAACTGCGCCAGCACATCACTGAGACCGGCATACGAGTAGGTGTGAGCCTCGAACTTGTCAGCCGCATCCATGATGGTCATGCCTTCGTTGCTCTGGTATTCGCGGATCATGTCCATATGGGACATCAGACCCTTGAACATCGGGCTGTCTTTACCCATCGCCAGCAGCTTGCGCAGGCCATCAATGCTGTACGTGCGCAGGTGAGCTTTGTATACCAGTTGAGCAACGCCTGTTGTCGTGGAGTCGAAAGCCAGAAGGCGATCGAAGCAGCGTTCAATCACCGACATGCCCCAGTCGTTTTCGGTCAGTCGCTGCTGGTACGGAAGCGGGATGCCATCAAAGCGAATCAGTCGGGAGTGGTGAATGCGCCACGGCGGGATGCCGGTAGCTGACGTCACAACCTTGTAGAACTCCGGCATGCCGAAGTCCGGCCCCAGCTCACTCACCCGGCGCTCCGTCATAGCATTGAGCATCCAGCGGTCCATCACCATCACGCCCTTAAAGGAGTCTTTGGCAATGGTCTCCACGCGCAGCGGCGTTGAGTAGTTCTGCCCATCAATCAGGATGACGCCCACCGCGCCACCGTAGAGGCGCGCCCACTTCAGCGTGTCGTTGATTGCTTCCCACAGCCCCATCTCATCCCACGAGTTATCAAGCTGCTTCTTGCGGCCATCTTCGAGCTTAGATGTGATGGTCACACCCTTGCGGGTCATGTCATCAGGGATTGCATCAACGCCAGCGCCAACCAGCCATGACGTGCGATAGGCCTGCTCAATCAGGAGTCGATTACGTGAGGTCCAGTTATTGCGGTATGTGCCAGCGCCAGACTGGTTCGAATCGTTGACGCCCATCCGGGCAATGAAGTTTTCATAGCTGTCACGCGTTGGTACAGGCTGCGACATGCTTTCTGTTTCGGACATATTCAGCCTTTCCCAAGTTGCGCCCAGATATCGAGCGTGGTTTCCATAGGTGCGTAACTGATCATCACTGAGTCAGCCAGGTTAGGTGACTTGGTGCCGTCTGGCTGCTTGTCCACGACGATTTTTCCCACCCCGTTGATTGAGTAGGTCGGCTGTGAAAGCTCGATGATCAGCTTGTCTTTATTGGTGATGCCGCTGCTGAGGGAGATGATTTCATCAGGATTGAATTCCATCCCGTTAACAGCGCGGAAAGTGTTTCTGAATAACCTTCGGAGGTGCCACCAACTCTGTGCTTTGGAGTTGGCGAAGAAGTCTTTGTTGAGTCGCGATGGCTGTCCATTGTCACCTTTGACGGCCTCGCCTTCAGGATCGAATACTGAGCCACTTCCGCGGAATGGGGTTGCGAGTATGTATGGCCTGCCTTCAGGCTGGCGAAGTTCGTTAATGGCTTTTGCATCGCCACGCACCCCAGCACCCAAACCATCTTCATCAAACCGGAACTCTTCGAGGTTGTTGTGATCGCACAGGCCGAAGACCTTCACTACAGAGCTGTAAATGTCACTGCCCACGCCGGACCATTCGTCAACCTCTTCAAGCAGGAATCCGTATCGTCGCGCAAAGGCATTCTTGTCTCTGCCTTCATCGGCGACATCCATCGCACCAAGACGCTTACCAGTCGGCGATATACCCAGCTTAATGTGAGCATCTACAGCTGCCTGCACCCACTCGTTAGGGATTAGCACGCCTTCAGCTGATGCGGAGTAGTTGAGGTCCAGTTCCTGCGCAACAACAACCGGGTTATCGATTTTCGCGCACTCCTTTTGATACCAGGCATCATCTTTGCGCGGGTCGCTTCGCCAGTGGAATGTGAACACCGGGATGCGTCCACCGTGGCGCTTCTGCGCGAAGGGGTTCGACATCCCGTTTACTGATGACAGGTCGATACGACAGCGAGTCGTCTGAGATAGGGCGGCATCAATAAGCAGAGGACGTTGCAGAAACGCAGCCTCATCCACGAAATACAGAGTGGTACGGTCACCACGTCCAATATTGTCTCCTGCCTCACCCTTGAGCACCGCGCCTGTATCGGGGAACTCAACGCGCATATATGGGGCGTGCTTCTTCTCGCTCCAGTTGCCACGGAACTCGACCGGCAGAGTTTCGACAAACTTACGCGCCTTCCAGAACAGAGCCTTTGGGTCGCCGGTGCTGTCTACGTACTCCTCTTTACGGGAGCCGAAGCCAATCACCATTTCTTTATTGAACAGGCAGAGTGAGCATGCGAGGCCAATTGATGTCCAGCTAAGGCCCATCTCGCGACTCTTCTCAGTGATGCCATTCTCCATGCCGCGACGGCGATCCATAATCCAGTCAATCCACTCCTCCTGTTTTGGAAAGAGCAGAAATGGGATGGTCACAGGTAAGCCGTAATCGAGGTTTCGCGGGTCTGTTGTCATCCCCCAGTCAATGATGAACTGAGCCGGGTTATCACGGTAGAACGATTTGAGCGCGGGCAACATTTCAGGATTAGCGCGGATGCGCTGAAGCCTCTCCATTCTCCACTCAAAAACCTGAGCGTAGTCCGGTTTCTTGAAGTCAAAGGGGAATGGAATTGGCATATCTAACCCATGAGTTTTTTATAGTGTTCAGCAGCTTCTTGGGGCGACATCGTAGTATTTTCAGTTCTTATCGGGGCTCCATCCTTGCCAGTGCTCTCAACGCGCAGCTTATTTGTATAAGCATCACCAACCTCTCGCGCAGCCTGCTCAATCAGTTGAGCGGTCATAGATAGGTTTTTCATACCCTCAGCTTTTGCCGCCATCCGATCTAGCACTCGTAACCGGTAAGCCTTATTCGCTATCGGAATATCAGATATTTCACTTTGAAATCTAAGGCGGGTACTCTCGAAAAGATCAATCCATTTCTGGCTCAGCTTGGCCGCCATAGCATTCCCGGGGCTGTACTGAGATATCTGCTGGCGTGACACCTGAACGTTGAACTCAGCCTTTACAATCTCGATGACTTTTGTTGGCGTCTCAAAGCACGCCAGAGACTGGACTATGAAGGCTTTAACCTCTGTCGATAATGCTGCCACAGGTTACCTCCATGACAATCTGAATAAAGCGTTATGCCAGCTTCATGAGGCATGTTCCGCATGCTCTGGCTACATCAAGATGGGCTACTTCAGCTGGATTGCTGGCAGCTTCCACTAATTGCTGAACGTCTGCGCTGGCTCCGTAGCGACGGACAACGCCAACAAACTCTTCAACGTCATGTCCGCGCATGGTCAGAACTGGCTGACCTTCTTTGTTGAACTTAGGTGCGCCGAATTCATCCTGAGCTTGTCCGATGTGATAAAGCTCATGCTCAACCAGCGCGCAAAAATCTAGGTCACTACACTCTGAGCAGTAATCACCTGCCAGGGTAATGATGAATCTTGGAACTTCTCCGAACCAGTCATGCATCTGTTGCTGCATTCTGGCCTTCTGCCAGCCACCTGCCCGCATAGCGACCTCTTCAGCCTGACCTAACACAATTCTTCCCTGCTTTGTGAAAGCGCTCGATGCCCACATGAAGCGGATATCTGCCTCAAGCAAATGGATGTGATCAGGGTTATGCAGGCGTCCTTCCTCATTGAGAATGTGCTCTGTTACCCATTCGTGGACTTCATTGGCAGGAGTGAGACTGATGTGAGGATGGAATGCTGACAGGAAGTCTTGCCTGGGCACTGGGCGCTTAGCTGATTCACCTGCAAACAGCTCTTGTTTGTCAGTGAGCTTTGCCATATTTAACCTTTAATGAATGTGACTTTCGTTTTAACCAGTCGCCGAATGAGTCGGGCTGCTTCACGCTCAATCTCTTCAATGACAGCGGGTGTTGCAGGCTTTCCGGCATACTTACGCTCAACCTCTGCCAGCACTCCGTTCACATCGGCATTCTTTGGGTGGATGATTTCGACACTAAGCTTTGCCATTTAATTTCCTATCACGAACATGCTGAACGCTGCTTTAGCCGCTGCGCTCTCGAATGACCCACTAGACAGTAATAACGTGCCGCGAGACTGCATCACCGTCACGTTACAGCCGGTAGTAGTTATCTCGGACGCCTGACCCTGAATGAGTTGCTGACCATTCCAGATTGCGTTAGGAAGCACCACAGGAGGCGTTGAATACTTTTTAGCAAAGGTGACTGCAACCTTTTGGCCGGCAGTGACTACAGCACCTGATACCACTTCAAACTGAACAGGCGTTGCATTGGTTCCGGCGTCACCTTTAGGGATGCCGAAATCAACCGTGTAGTCAGGAGCCGTTCCGCCGAGAGTTACGGTTGCCGGGCTACCTGCAGCGAGTGTGGCAACCTTCCCCATCTTCAGTGTCGGGCTGGCTCCGTCTTTACCGGCTGGCAGACTGAAGTTAATCACCTGCGCTGGCGCATCACCGCTTATCTCCACCGCCGCTTTGCTGCCAGGTGAAAGCGTGATGACGTTACCAACCGAGAGCTTGTTGGGAACAGGTTCACTTCCCTGCCCGCCAACCTGACTGCCGCGTTGTTGCTTGCCATAGAAGATCGCCATATGGCCTCACATTGCGAAAATGGTTACCGGATCGCCTGTCGGTGATGTCACCCATACGACAGATGGCTTAGTGATGCTCAATGAGTCTGTCTCAACTCTGCCAAGAGCATTATCGGCTGGTGCCTGCTGAGGTTTGTCAGCGTTAGTGGTGTCGAGCACCCACAAATAACCATTGGCAATCTGTGCATCTAAGTCTGCGGTGCCGTCGGTCAGTTGCACCCACTTTTTACGAATGGTGATTTGCCCATTTACCATTATGTTTCTCCACATACTGTTGAGCATTGTCAGAGGCATCTGAAAAAGTTGATGCCTCTTGCAATGCTTTACAGGTTTACTGACTTCCCACACAGCGCCACCCATAGGTCGTTATGCGTGTTGATCGCCCTCACCGTTCTGATGTCCATCAGGTCAGCATCTTTGCCGTGCGTCCTGATGGGTGCATCCTGAATGCAGAGTGAATCGACTGTTTTGGTGGGAGCCGGGTTAGTCGTCGGAGTTGAAGTCAGATCTGCGCAGCTTGTCGCGAGCAGCAGCGTCAGACAGAGAAGCATTACTTTCTTTAGCACCGTTGGCCTTCTCCGTATTGATTGCCTGCACCTTAGCCACATCGTTGACCTGCTGTGACTCTACCTTTGCCGCTTCCACATCAGCCTTTGCCTTTTCTTCTGTCTTGCCCTTGCTTTTGCCACTGACGTAAGCAGCAACACCGGCAGCAATGAGAGCAAAGAAGGCGAGAACGTAATTCCAGCCGCCCGCAAAAAGATGAACGAGAGTCGTCATGGCTGCCCATCCATCTGCTGCTTCTTATCTGCCAGGCTACGCTGCCTGATGAACTGAGCGATTACACCCAGCGCCACGATGAAGTAGCTCACGTACTGCGCGATGTTGACCGGCAGCATTGCCTTGAGGTCAGGCGGTAGCATGTTCCAGGCGGAGATGATCGCATCAGGTGCAGAGGCGAGGTAAACGCCCAGCAATGTACCGGCTCCGGTAAGCCAGACTGACCAGGCACGAAACAGCAACCGGGCATGAGCAACAAACTCAACTGAGCTGTACTTGCGCACCAGTAGCAACACGGCGATCACAACGATAACCACGGCGAGGAAGGCGATAACGTTCATATCTTCCCCTTGTAGATGTCGTACGAGCCGGTGCGCATGACTTCAGCATGACGGCGTGCGCGACCGGGTGTCTGCTTAGCCCACAGGCTATTCAGCATCCCTTCAGCTGCTCCAGTGAAGTTACCGTTGGAAATCATGACCAGCGTGTTTTTGAACGCCGCAAGACCATCGACGCCCATCTGGTAAGCCATGCTGTAAAGGACATCTGCGCGCGCCGGGTTACATTGCTTCAGTGCTGCATAGATAGCGGGACGGGTGTTCATGTCGATAACCTTCTCATCCACGATCACCTGCTTCCACACATCCCCTACTTTGCGAGGAACCCGGAAGGTGTAGCTGCTGATTGGCGCACCTTTGGGCCCGATGCGGATGCCACCGGCGACCGTGGGAAACCCCAGTGTGTCGAGGTAAGGCGTCTCAATGTAACCTTCCTCAAAGTTGAGGATCGGGATTATCTGACTCATTCGCCGGACTCCATCTCATTTGACTCATGCGCTCTTCACGCCGGTCTCGCTTACGCTGGAAGTGAATGTTCACAATGAATGTCGCGATAGCCAGAATGAAACCACCCACAGCTAACCACTCGTTTAGAGACATGCTCCCGGCAAGGAAAGTCGCCCCCGACGTTGTATACGCCGCGGCTGTCGTCACTTTGTCTGCCATAGTTTTCATATCCACCTCCAGGACTGGAGGCTCGCTTTTAGGAATTGATGAAATTGTGAACTGAGCGAGCCAGGTTAGAATTCTTAGTGTCACGTAAGAAACCTTCCTGCATCTCTCCCGCCGCAATTACATCCGCTGTGTTTGAAAAAAGATGCGCTACGCCATCAAGGGGAAATCGCTTCTGGTGTTGTATGGCGTGCGCAAAACAGAAAAGGCCGCTCTAATGGCGACCTTCTGAAATAGTTTAGTGATGTTACTTATCCGCTACAGGGTATGCGGAGAATCTTATCCCCGGGAGGGGATGAGCCGATTAAGCATTGCTATTCGGCTCACATTCACCACAACGGAAATAGCACTCCCAGCTTAATGATGGGTTTAAGAGCGGCTGCGCAACCACTTGGAATGCTATTACCTGTTGTGTGCCCATTATTAATCACACCGGGCCAGTGCGCCAAATTCGGTTATGAGGGATTGGAAGACCTCACTGACTTATAGGCTGTTAAGCCGCCATCAGAACTGCATCATCGTTTGCATTTATCTTTGTGGTTCGTTTCTAAAAACACGCAAAGCCGCTCACGAAAACTATCGGAAAGAGCACTGATACGCGTTGTCACATTCCCCGGCGACATTTCACGGCGCGCTATTCTGGTGTCGGGGTATGCCGTTCGACCTAATGCTCTTACCTGATAACTTCGAGCCAATAAAAAAGCCCCGCCGACTGGTGAGGTCGCGAGGCTCTTTGGCATCCACATTTATGCAACTGACCGGTAAAGCTGCGATCTGTTCGCTTCACTTCCCGATCATGCCGTTAATGTGCCAGGTCGCATGCCCTTTGTCTTTGGCAATTCGTGCTATTTTGTATAATCACGCAGCGATTTTAGGAATATCCTTCTCCATTTCTCGCTTAATTGCATAAAACATTTCTCCTTCGATGATATCCATCGCCCATTCCATTCTGTTGCGGGCCTCTTTCGGTGAGATGCTGCAGTAATAAATCAGGGATGAGCCGATATTTTGCACGCTCTTGCGCTTGCCGTATCGTAATCTGGCTACGTTCCGAAGCGGGTTATCTCTTCCGAATGTCTTTACCATGACTGATTCAACAAAGGCGGCATCATCTGATTCTTTGGCGAGAGCGATGATGTTTGCCGTTGATGACTGAGGGATAAGCAGGTCACGCGCCTTGCGGAATAACTCTTCACCACGCAGCCCTTCACAATGCAGCTGTGACACGATTCTCTCTATCTGCTTGCCCTTCTGCTCACTCCACTCACAGCGCATCATAAGGCGGCCAATTACGTTAACCTCTGCACGGTCGTAGTCTTCTCCGCCCAGGTGATCGCCCCATACGCCCAGCAGATGCCTGACCCATGCCTGCTGCGATTTGTTGATGGTCTTCCAGCCATTGCCGAATAACCGGCGCATGTCAGCTGCTGTTCTGACGCCTGACAGCCTGACGATTTGCTGATAGTCACGCTCAATGCGCATGCTTCACCCCCATCATCTTCGCCGTGTTCCGGATTATCCGGTAGTTGATCTCGTACATGCCGCGCATCTTGAGAATGCGAAGGCGGAGCCACTTCTCTCTGAGGTATTCGCTCATGCTGCCTCTCTTTGCTTATTCATTTCACGCAGCAAAGCTCTGTAACGCGCTCGTATCGCGTCCAGCTCTTCTCTGGTGTATCGGTGAGGTTCGTTGTTTGATTCGAGCGCCAGAACGCGCTGAGGGCCGATTTTTGCTATGAGGTTGATGCGATATGGACCAATCGCGCCTGAGTGATGCACGTTGCATGCTGCACACTGGCTGTGAACATTGTCCTCGTTGAAACGTAACTGCGAAGCCGCTGCTGTTGTCCTGTAATGCCCTGCGTGATAACTCACTGCTGTTGTGCTGCCACAGCTGATGCAGATATTCCCGTCCCGCGCCCTGATGTAGTCGTTAAACGCCCGCTGGGTCATGTTCATCCAGTGGCTTAACGGCTTCACATCGGCTTTGCGTCTATTCCATGCAGCACGCTGCTCTTTCTCCAGGCGCTTTTGCTTGCGCTCGGATATCTGGTTAGCGAGTTGAATGGCACATTTGGGAGAGCATACGGTCTGGAGGCTATTGCGGGGGATAAACTTTTCAGGACAGCATTTGCATTTCTTCGGCTTCGGCTTGGTGCCTTTAGCCATGCGTCAGCTCCTTAAGTTGCTCATCTTCGTGCTGGAAGTCGTCGCCGTCGATGGGCATGAGTTTTTTGCTAAAAATCAGGCCGGTTAAATCACTGGGTCTACCATTCGGCAAAATCATTTCCTTATCGACTTTAACTTTCCATGCTGGGCCAACCTCTCCCGTGTATTGGCTATTCAAAATGCCCCAGTACTCAACCAGCTCTACAACCCTGCCAATGTTTTTCGGTACTGGCGACGATATGACAATTGCCAATCCACCTGCTTTTAACTCAGCCATTATCTTCCCCTCCGCACATGTTGAAGTTTGCGTCTTTCATCCAGCCGGTTGCGCAGGTATCGCATGCATAGGTTTCCTGCGGTGACAGGCGCGCCTCGCAACCAACGCAAACAGAAGCAGATTGCACGCCATCGCCAGTAGGCTGACTTGATTGGGTTATCTCGTTCATGGTTCTCCCATTCGATATCGCATTCGCACTGCTCGCAGCTAATGGAGTAGTGATACTTGTCTTCTGAGGTGAGTGTTATGTGACAGCGGCAGCAGCGTTCACGCATAATTCAACGTCCACTTCTCTGCTGTTGTGTACCTAATCAGCCCCTTCTTGCGTAATGCCTGCAACCGGCGGTCAATGATGCGGAATGCCGGGCTTTTGATTTGCCCCTCCAGCCACTGGGCCTGCTTATAAACTTCGCCAGCATCAATTTTTGAGAAAGTATTATTTCCGGCGGCAATGCGCTCCTGAATGAGCATGTCCAGATACGTGTAATCGGTCTTTACTGTCATCTTCAGCTCCACATTGGGTTTTTATACTGCCTGCTCGGTATTGGCTCGTTCCGGAACTCAGGCAACAGCGCGCTAACCAGCCAGAGGCGCGGGTCGGTTGCGAGTGTCTTCTGAGTTTTGATGTTGCGAGAGGCGTAGCGGGAAAGGAGTTCGTTAGCGGTTTCAGTGTCTACAGGGTCGTGACAGAACCAGGTTTCACGCATGGCTGCTCCCCTCGGTTACATACTCAGGCCAGTGCTTTCTCAGCACATCAACGGGCACCCTGAGCTTTAAGCCGATCGAATAAGCCTTCACCTTTACAGCTGGCACCGTTTTGTTTATCGCTGCCGCCATGACGGGTACTGGCACTTTTCCTGCTACGCGTTCGATATACGCCAAGTCTTTATCTGACCATGCTTTCTTAGGCATTTTGTTTATCCTTCAGTTTCTGGTACTCAGAATCAGCGGGGATAGTCAGCCTGCAGCCAACGTTAAGCGCCCAGCCTTCAACCTGAGTCAGATAGTGGTGCATGTCGGCAGTGTCGAGATTCGACGTGTGCCGCAGCGTCTGGATTGGGGTTCTGTCACCGGTTATAACATCGACCATTTCCCGCGCCTCATATCCGAGATAGGTGTGCTTCATTGCATCCTTCACCCATTCAGGCGTAGCAAAGGCTTTGCCGCGCTTAATGAGGTAAGCGCTCAGCTCTGCGTACCACATGTGCTGAAGGGAGTTCTGAGGGATGCTGCGTTGGTCACGCCATTCGGAAAGTTTGATGCGGTATTTCTTGTCGGAAGAAACGAGGTCGAAAATGAGTCTGGTGAATTGCCCGAGAGTTGATTTGTGCAAACAGAAGTCCTGCACTATTACCTCCCTTCGAGTGTCTCCACGTAGTCGTAGAGGTTGTCAGCTGCTGCGCTTAACAGCAGATCGATACTCTGCTGACTGTGTCCGCCTTCACGAATCATCTTCAGGGCAGTCACTATGGCTGAGTGCGTATCTCTGAGGGGTTTGTGCTCAGAGCGTTTTAAGGGGATTACATTGTTCATGCCTCCTCCTGCTTGCTGCGGGCCAGCCAGCCTTGCCATTCGTAGCGCGTCTGGTCCCAGTAGTAATTGCCGTCAGAATCGCGGTCCAGCCAGAACGCCATAAACGCTGCGTCTTTTCTCACGTGCGCCTCAAACCGCTCCCTTTCCAGCTCATCGTTGTTTGTCATGCTTCCTCCGGAGGTGATGGGAGTGGCTGACAATCACAACTAACAAGAACCGAATCGCCGCGGGGGTCAAAGCCGCCGCTGTCCATCTTTCCCGTGCCCGCACATTTTAAGCATACTGTCGGAGGTAGCGGCTTCTGCATCCAGAACTCCGAGTAAGCTCTTACTTTCCCTGAGTAGCCTTCTTCGAGCATCCAGAAAATGGCACTTCCATCAAACTTAATGTTCGCACTAGCAAGCGTTGCCATTACGACCTCTTCACCATCGAAAATAATCACGCTCTGGCCAACGTCAGGTAGTCTATCGCTGCACTTAATCCAGTCACCCATATCACTGCTCTCCGTTCTGATTGGTGGGCTGCTCCTGCTGCTTAATCAGCGATCGGGATAACTCCAGGGCTCGAAATGTCAGCACATTCAGCCTGTCGATAGCGCAGCTGATGATGGCATCCTGATGTGGAGTAAGGGATAAAGAATCCCTGACCGCTTCCAATTGCCCGGCGATAATGCTTTTTTCGTGGTCCTGCTGCTCCAGTATGGGGAGTGCAATCTCAAGGGCTTGTCGTGATGCCTGCCATGCAAGCCACATGCGATGCAGAGCCTGGCTTTTATAATCGCCGTCGTGGAATTTAAGTAACCGAGTATCAAATTCCGTTGATGCCCATTCTTCAAACTGCTCCCTGCACTTCTCAGCGGTTAGCTTGTTCATTGGTGGCTCCTTTCTGTGCTGCGATGGCCTCTGTGAACCAGTATGTAACCGCATGCTCAAGGGCTGTCTTTGCCTGTTGAGTGTTAGGTCTGTTTTTAAGACGCTGCTTGAGCCCTGGTAAGTTGGTATACACGCACATGTTTCCATTCTCAGACTTAACAACATCAGGGCTGATGCTGCCTACGCACCATTTCCCCACCATCAAGTTTTCACCCCGAGCGAAGCGTTGCTCCTGTCGTTCCCACTTGAATTGAATTTCCATCAAAAACCTCCCCGTTTCTGCCCTTTGGTTGGCTGCTGGCGAGAGTCTCGCTCAGTGCGCGCCGCCGCCTGGTCCATGTCGTAAATTGCGCCGTTCTGCTGGAGACAGAAAACCGTACCGGTGTTGCCGTGGCGGTTCAGTCGCAGAAGAAGCTCTGTTTCACCGGCCGGCACGCTCTCATCGAAAGCGCCTTCGCGGTGGATGCCTACCCAGTAATCACAGTCCTGCTCAATCTGCCCGGTGTCGCGTGAGTCGCTCGGTAACGGTCGTTTGTTAACGCGCTTCTCCAGCTCGCGGTTCAGCTGAGTCAGCAGCACAACAACGCAGCCAAGCTCCTTTGCGAGGTTCTTGAGGCCTTTGGTAATCATCCCGTATGCCAGGTCGTTACGGTCTGCTTTCTCAGCGGTCATCAGCGTCAGGTAGTCGACCAGAATCATTCCGACGCAGCCCTTGTCGCGCTTAACCTTGCGGGCTTCAGCTACGATGTGGGCTAGCGACATCCCCGGCGTGTCATCGATGTACAGCAGTTCGAGTTCACGCATCCGGTTAGCTGTCTCGGTGGCGCGGGTGAAATCAGCGTCGTAATCTCCCTGATACTCGTCGTCAGCTTCATCGGTGGCGGGCATGTAGAAAATACTCGGGTTAATGCCAGACTTCTGCCCTACCAGCTTCTCAAGAATCTGGTCGGCGGGCATTTCCAGGCTGAACATCAGAGCGGGCTTCTTCTCACGCAGAGCGCAGTTGATAGCCATCTGACTGTAGAGCGTGGTCTTCCCCATTTTCGGGCGGGCGCCGATAACGAACAGCGAGCCTTTCACCAGTCCTTTCGGTGCCAGCATGCGGTCGAGTGAAGGAATGCCGGTGCTCATGCCACGCTGCTCACCCTGCGGATCGAAGCGCTTCTCCAGGTCAGTAACCCAGTCGTCCATCACGTCGCCGAAGGAGCGCAGACCGCGGCGCTTGCCGGTTTTGGCGTAGTCGCTAATCTGGCTGGTCAGCATGGTGATCGACTCAAGCTTCTCGACGGCCGTCATGCTGTTTCGGCTGTAGAGCAGCTCGGTGGCTTCGTTCAGCTTGCTAATGGCGTAACGCTCCATCGCCTTGTCGCGCACCATGGCAGCGTAAGCAACCAGGTTAGCAACTGATGGGGTGTTCTTTGCCATCTCAGCCAGGTAAGCAAAGCCGCCGTACTGCTTGCCGCCAGCTTCCAATTCGTCAGATAGCGTCAGCGGGTCGATTGGCTTGTTGCGGGTCAGCAGGTCGCGGATGGCGCTGAAGATGATTGCGTGCGAAGCGTTGAAGAAACTCTCTGGCTTCAGCATCGCCATAACCTTCTGCGTGCGCTCGTCGCCACCGTCAAGCATCAGGCCGCCGATGATTGCCTGCTCTGCGTCATAGCTATGAGGTGGGGTAAACAGGTTATCGGTCATCTCGCTCTCCTTCGCGCACCTGAGCGTAGATTTCCGCACTCAGGATGTATTCGTAATTCCGTTTCTGCCACGTCTTGCCAGTTGACTGGTCTGAGCGTGATTCGAACATCCAGCGGCATGATGCGTGCAGGTAGGTCAGATACTGGCGGAATGCTTCCATCCCAAATGGCTGCTCATCACCGAATTGCTTGGCAATGGGCCGGGCTTCTCTCCAGAACTTCTGGATCAGCTGTCTGCGCTTAGGGGTGAGGACATTCCATCCGCGTGCATCAGGTACACATTCACGCAGCGTCTGCCACACTTCTTCGCATGACAGTCGTTGCTTCTGCTCGACCGTTTTTTTGCCGGAAGTTGCACACTCAATATCTTTAGATATTGAGTTATTAGTTAGTAATTCATTGTTTGTGGCACTTTGATGGCACTTTGTTGGCACAACCTCCTCGGCAGCCCTTGGTGTTAGCGGCATTGCGTTGGCATTCTGTTGGCATTCTGTTGGCACAACATTTGGCTGATAATCGTCGTATTTTGTGACCGAAATTCGGGTGAATTTCTTGTTGGAGATACGGCTAATCATGCTCAGCTTTTCGAACTTGTTGAGCAGGTACTTAATGCGGTCACCAGTGATTCCTGTTTCGGCTGCCAGAGTATTTCGCCCGGTGATGAACTCACCACGCTTAACCAGCATTTCACCGAACTCGGTGTTAACTGGTGCAGGCGCATGGTTGGCTGACAGGATGATGTGGATCCACAGGTGAACAGCTTCAGAATCCGTTCTGTAGAAGGGAAGCTCCTTGATTTTACGATGCAGCAAGGCATACCCCTTAACGCCCTGTTGCGGCGTCTCCTGGAACCTTTTAGCCTCTCTGGCTCTGGCTAAACTTGATACGTTGCTCATTGCCGTTTCTCCTTCGCTTTGTGTTCATCCAGAATCTGCCTCAGCTTCTCAGCAACCTTCGGATTGAACGCTTTGCAAAATTCGACTCGGGCAAGGTTTTTGTGCAATTCCGCCTGGTACATAACGTGTTTCTTTGGCATAATTACTCCTGTAAATTGATCCAGTCATTTCGCATCAGGCCTCGAAGCTGTTCGCGCAGCTCGGGGCTTTTTCTTTGATAAGCAACTGCTCTATGCGCAACAACCTCTGCGCCATTTCTGATTCAGGTGAAACCACATCCAGATAAGCCAGTGCCAGGCTCATCATCTGGAAGAAGCTGTGACGCTGCTTTCCTGATGGGCGTTTCATGCGGCTTACAGCTGCGTCGTCCAGGTCGAGTACCTTCGCCAGTGTTCCCTGTCCACGTTCAGCCAGTTTGTTCAGTAACTGGCTTTCAATCTCTCTCGCTTTTTTGCGATAGCTTGCAATTTCCATAATGTAAAATTCCTTTGTTGGTTAAGTAATTGCGTGACATTGCGGTGAGCAAGTCACTTCGGTTTTTGGGGGCCGAAACAGCCTCCGGTCAGATTGATAAAGAGCGGTGTTACTTAGGGTACTTTAAGTACATTACCTAGGCAGCGATTTGCTGCTTACTGATGCGTCGAATCTCTGCTGCTGAATACTTGCCGCCAGATGCTTTGGCGATCTTACCTGCGTAGTCCGTTTCGCCGGTGAACTCAGTGCGAGGTAAAGAACCGCGCTCAATCCACTTGTAAACGGCCTTTGGCGTGAGGCCGCAAATATCAGCCACAACAGAAACGCGAACACCTTTGATAACGTCTCCCAACGTAATAAGGTTCATGTTTATCTCCTGCGGTTGAACTTAGAGTTCATATTATGTCGGAACTGAAAGTACAGTCAACTAAATATATGCTTGAACTTATGGTTCATGGAAAAGAGCGTGAAAGTTTCTCGCATAGGCTTGCGCTGGCCTGCAACAAAGCGGGAATAGGTCCTTATGGTCGGCAGGCTGAGATAGCTGCCAGGTTGAAGGTAACTCCAAAGGCGGTGAGCAAATGGTTTAATGGAGAATCTGTACCTCGCAAAGCACTAATGGAACAGTTAGCTAAATTACTTGGATCAACCGCACAATACCTGTATGGATATACAGATAATGATGGTATAGACTCAGATCATTACAAGCGGACATCGGACTCGTATCGCGTTGATGTTCTTGATGTCCAAGCCAGTGCGGGGCCAGGGACGATGCTATCTAATGAATTTGTCGAAAAAATACGAGCCATTGAATACACAACAGAACAAGCGCGTTCCATGTTCAATGGCAGACCACAGGAAAGCGTTAAAGTAGTCACTGTGAACGGTGACAGCATGGAAGGAACCATAAACCCCGGCGATGAGATATTCGTCGACATCACCGTTAATCAATTCGATGGCGACGGTATCTATGTGTTCGTATTTGGCCGGTCACTTCATGTAAAGCGCCTCCAAATGCTCAAAGACCGCCTGGCTGTAATCTCTGATAACCCCGCCTATGAGCGTTGGTTCATAGAAAATAACGAAGAAGATCAGCTCTTTGTTATGGCTAAAGTTCTCATCCGCCAATCCATAGACCTTCGTCGATTCGGATAAAAAATATTTTACCTTAAAGTTCATTGAGTTAACTCTCAGTGAACTTCTTTTTCCTATTTTATGTACTTTAGGTACTTTACATCCATGAACTACAAGTACATTATAAGTCCATCAGCAGGACGCTGGCAGGCCACAGGGAACGGAGTGGCGGGTTCTTTAACAATAGAGATTGAGACTGATTCGGTCTCACCAGAGAGCAGTTGGCTTTGGGATTGGATGAATGCGCAGGCTGATGCGCAGTGGGACGTGGCTGACTCACGAGGATGGCTCAAGCGAATAAGCAAGCTCGACGCCGCCGAATAAGCGCCTTATGCCGGAGATCAGCACCGGCCATCCAATCACCTAAGCCAATTACCGGAGGCAACATGAACAACAAGCAACGCAAGAAGCTGCAACGCGCAGTAGAGCATCGGGCCATGAAGCTGCAACAGCAGGGCTTCGAGCGCCGCATCGTCAGCACCTTATCCAGCTGCAACCAGAGAGTAGAGAAAGCAGTTATCTCCCCTTCTCTGCGTGACAGGCATGAGAGCACATCGGTATGTCTGCCGGAAATTGCATTATTCAATGCGGGTTACCGCAAATCAGAAACCATTACAGCGAGGTAGTTATGGAAAATAGTGACATTGAGCTGAGAAAGATTGTTCAGGAACTAGCTGAGAGCGAAGGCATCAGTTTTTCGGATGCCTTGGATGCTTCAATAAAGGCGCTGAGATACGAAATTCAGCGCAGAGAATCATTTAAAGCCGAAGCTGCTTGCGGTAGCTGCAGAATCATTTCCTAGCAAGATACCATGAGATATCGGAAACCTCAGTGGCAAGCACGTAATAGCTCGACGTCACGCTACTTGCCACCCCTCTAACTTCCTCCCTGACATTATATGCAGTTGATGATTTCACAGTTGTATATTCAGCTGTTGGCAGATGAAACCGGGTACCGTTACCATCCTGGATTTCACGGGAATAGCCTTTAGCTTCCATCTTTTTGTGAAGATTTTCATAATCTTCCGAATCTGCACCGCGCAGCTCTACGCGAACAATATATCTTGCCATAGGAAATTTCTCATATTGACTGTGGAGCTTAAAACATATCAGTTTCCTTTGACTGTGGAAAGCAGGGAAACCACCTCGCCTGAAGTGGTTAAAAGCAGGCAGTAGTTCATCGTGGGGTCGCTGAGGCGGCCTTTTTCATATCTGGAGGCTCCATGATAAGCACTGGTAATTACATATTCGGGTGGCTGGTTATTGGTGTGTTGATGGGGCTGGGGTTTATAGCAGGAGGTTGAGATGGAGTGGATTAAGTGCAGTAAGAGACTACCTGAAGTGGAAATTGATGGCGAAGAGATTGATGAGGACGAGATGTGCTTCGTCTATTCGCCAACTGAAGGCTTTGAATGCGTCTCCATATTGGATTATTTCAACGAGGACGAATTCTACAAGGAGCAGAACATCAGCCATTGGATGCCAGCTAATAAACCGACTGAGTGACACCGTAAAGCTGTCTGCTTAGACGGCTTTACGGTGCTACGCACCAACGCTGTGAAGTTTCAAATGATAGAGACAGAACAGGATGCGATTTGGCCGCTTAGTGCGGCCTTCTTTTTGCCCAAAATTCAGGAGACGGAAATGACTGAAACTACCGATTTAGCAGTGCTGGAGATTAAACCTGAACAGGCTCCGGCACTGTATGTACCCAATGGCCTCGACGCTTACCTTGAGCAGATTCGACAGCTTGCCGCTGAAGTTCCTGACGTCAGTACTAAGAAAGGTCGCGACCGCATCGGTTCACTAGCTCGAATGGTTGGTTCAAGCAAGAAAGCTATTGAAGAGCCTGGTCGCGCATACCTGAAGCATCTTAAAGAGGCGGTTAAGCCTGCCGAAGAAGAGCTTCGCCGGTTCACTCGCGAATGTGACACGATCCGCGATCAGATTCTAGCCCCTCGAAACGAGTGGGACATTGAGCAGGAACGCATCGCCGCAGAGAAGGCTGCTGAAGATGAGCGCCTGCGCATTGAGGCCGAGCAAAAAGCTGCTGAAGAAGCACTGAAAAAGCAGATTGAGTCCGATCACGAAATGGCTCTGCTGCTTAACGATAAGTTCGACCGCGATGCTGCCGAAGCGAAAGCCGAAGCAGAGCGCCAGCGCGCAGCACGCGAAGAAGAGATTCGTCGCCAGGCTGCTGAACAGGCTCGCATTGAAGTAGAGCAGGCAGCACAGCGTGAGCGTGAAGCAGCGGCTAAACGTGAGGCAGATTTGCAGGCAGCAAAGGAAAAGGCAGAGGCCGACGCTAAGGCCGCTCAGGAACGTGCAGAGCGTGAGGCCAGAGAGGCGAAGGAACGAGCCGAACGACAGGCACAGGAGGCGCGTGAGAAGGCAGAGCGTGAGAAGCAAGCCGCTATCGAAGCTGAGCAGCGCAAAGCACGTGAAGCCGAAGCCGCCCGCCTGGCTGAAGAGAAGCGCATTGCTGATGAAGCGGCGGCCCGTGCTGCTGATGTTGCTCACCGAAAATCAGTAAACAACAAAGCACTGGCAGACTTAGTCGCTGTCGGCCTGACAGAAGAAATGGCACGTATCGCAATCACGGCGATCGCCAAAGGCGAAGTTACTGCCATCCGTATCACCTACTAAAAACTCACCAACACCAAGGAATCACCCATGCAAGCTTTCGCTATAGCTGGGGCTACCCACATGGGTGGCTTCGGATTTAACACGTCTCAACTCGACCGTATCACCCGCCGTCTTCGTGCGAGCTTACGCAGTCTCATCGACACGCTTAACCAGAAAGGAAATCCGCAATGACCATTATTCCCGTGAACGGAACCATTCTGGTTCAGCAGGGCTGCAGCCACTTCAACAAGCTGTACGAGGAGGCGTTCCCCGATACGCAGGATGGCATGCACAAAGCCTATGAGTGGGCGTCTGAGATTGCCCTGGGCTGGCACAACTGCCAGGACGAAGACTGGAACAAGAGGTTCAACAACCATGCAGCATGATGAAGATGAATTTGTCGCACTGATGCGCGGCATGCTTGGCGATTTAGCTGAGCCAATGACATATGAGCAGGCTGCAATGGATGCGGCGGCTGATTACCGTACGGAGCGACAGGCAGAGAGAATGGGAGTTGGCTATGAGTAAGGATTTTTACGTCAGGCTGGCTGAGATACAGCGCACTTTGAACGCGCCGAAGGGCCAGTACAACAGCTTTGGTAAGTATCACTACCGGAGCTGCGAGGACATCCTTGAGGGTGTGAAGCCGCTACTTAATGGCCTGTTCCTGTCAATCTCGGACGAAATCGTTTTGATTGGCGATCGCTATTACGTCAAAGCTACGGCGACGATAACCGATGGCGAGACCACTCACAGCGCCTCTGCAATGGCCCGTGAAGCCGTCGATAAGAAAGGCATGGATGATGCTCAGATTACCGGCGCTACCAGTTCGTACGCCCGAAAATACTGTCTGAATGGCTTGTTTGGCATTGATGATTCAAAGGATGCTGACACGGACGAGCACAAGAACCAGCAGAATGCAGCCAGGCCGCATTCAGTAAGCCAGAGGGTGCCAGCGACGCCTTCACAGGCTAAGCGCACGCCAGAGCAGTTACTGGCTGCATTCACTGAGTACGCAATGAAGTCAACTCTTGCTGACCTTGAAAAAGCATGGGCATCAGCAGATCGCAATCTCACGGGAACAGAGCAGCATGGCAAAGCTCTTTCCGTCTACTTAGACCGCAAATCCGAACTTGAAGGAGTGCCCGCATAATGGCGAGTCGTGGTGTGAATAAAATGATTTTACTGGGCAATCTCGGGAAGGATCCGGAGGTTCGCTATCAACCATCAGGTGGCGCGGTAGCCAACCTTACCGTGGCAACCTCTGAGCAGTGGCGAGACAAGACCACAGGTGAGAACAAGGAGTTGACTGAGTGGCACCGCGTAGTCGTCTTCGGAAAGCTGGCAGAAGTCGCTGGTGAGTATCTGCGTAAGGGCTCACAGGTTTATATCGAGGGCCAGCTACGCACCCGTAAGTGGCAGGCGCAGGACGGCACGGAAAAGTACACCACGGAGATCGTGGTAAACGTTGGCGGTACGCTGCAGATGCTGGGCGGCAAACAGGAAGGTGGTCAGGGAAACCGACCACAGCAAAATCAGCAGCAGCGACCGCAGCAGCAGGCTGGGCAATCTACTCCACCGGCGGGCAATGAACCTCCGATGGATTTTGACGACGATATTCCCTTCTAACACCCACCAATAAGGCACCGATCATGAACCTCACCGAACCTTCGGCGGACTCTGCACGCCCTGATGAAGCTGAATCACTCAGACTTCACAGTCTGGCTATGCAGGACGCACAGCAGCAGATTAACGCCCGGTACGGCGGTCGGTGCCGGATTGAATCACGTACGACGGAATCACTGGAAGCACGGCGCAGGGAGCGCGCTACCCGGGAATATGCACGACAGGCAGCCTTCTTTCCTCAGCTGCCACGCATCGTAATGACGAAGCCTGATGTTGTCTGGAATGACTACCACACAGAGCTGCGCGGCCGGTTTGGTGCCGTGGTGCAGGACTAACTATTTTCGCCGCGGCATTGAGCCTGACAGCGGCATAAGGGGTAAGAGAATGCCTAAATCACAAATGAAACTCGCTAACCGTGCGTGGCGCACTGAGACAAAAAATCTGGGTTGGCATACAGGTTGGACGCAAGGGAGGCGAGCGTGGAAATCATTCTGCCGAGCAAATGCTGAGGTCACGGTTGAATGCCAGGATGCACCATTTAAGTCTCAGGATGAAGCTAATGAAGCAGTTTATGACGAATTGACGGAGTGGACGCCATGACCGAAGAGCAGAATCAGGACCACATCGAAGCTGCGCATAAATGGATTGAGGTAATGCATCGGTATATTGAAAACCATCCTCAAGATATTAGCGCACCAATTACGCTGGGCTTGTATCAAATCGCACTGGCCGCCCTGACTGCACCGCAGCCGGTAGTGACCGGCGAACATCTGGACCTTATCGCAGCCCATCGCGAGGTCGCCGACCTGAAAGAACAGCTGGCGAAATCAGAAGCAAAATTCCAGAACATGCTGGAAGCAGAACACCGGCTGTCAGACGCCTACATCCGAATCCGTGAAATCGTCGGGACTATCAATCTGCCTGAAGGCGCTGATGTCTGGCAGGCCACTGAAGCCGCAGCTGCGAAGCTGGCAGCGCTGGAAAGTAATCCCCTGATTGACCATCTGGAAAAGTGCTCCGCCATAGTATCAGCCTGGCCTGAATGGAAAAAACAGGGTGCTGACGCAAGCAAATTCATCCGCCCCGCGCTCGCCGCTGACCTGGCTGAATTGGTGCCGGATGAATGGACACTAGCCCAGGCTGAGAAATTTGTTGATAAATATACGCCACCGAGCGAAGAGGAAGCGGCACTATTTGCCGCTAACGAATTTCGCGCCGCCATCCTGCGCAACATTGAGGAGGCGAAATGAGCCACATGAAAGTAGCCTTGATTAGCGCGCTGGCCTTCCACGCAGAGCCAAAAACTGAAGATATGGTTTTCACGCCTTTTGGCAATCACTACCCTGCATACAGTAAGTCAAAAGGTCACGCAGCACGCCAGAAGCGAGAGAGCAAGAAAAGGAAGGCGAAATGAGAAAGCCTGAGCCTTTCGAGGCAGCCTGCATAGTCATGGTTGCATCCCTTTTCTTTCTCGCTGTCTTTACCTTCTTTTTTGTGACCTATTAACAACTTCACTTCGGCACCATTTGTGATTATATAAAGCGCACGCCCTGACTGTTAGGTGTCGCTATGTCTGATTACGATGAACTGTCCGAGAGTGTCTATCAGGAAGCCTGCCGTATTGTCGGCCAGCTTTGCTTTATGCTTGCCGAAAACGATGCTGAGACCGACAGAGAGCAGCTGGTGTATCAGCTTCAAATGCTGCTGGACCTCATGCAGGAATACGCCAGCGATTACACCATTGCTTTAGAGTTAGCTTTAGAGCAGCTTTCGAAGAAATAGCGATATACTCCCCACAGGAGGGCATCGCCATGTCACATAACTTAGCAGCACGCAGCAGAGAAGAACGCGACAGGATTAACGTGGATTTAGCCGCGTCAGGAGTAGCGTACAAGGAGCGTATGAATATGCCGGTTATCGCCATGGAGGTGGAGATGCAGCAGCCGGAAGCGCTGAAGGAATATTTCAGAGAGAGATTACAGCATTACAGGAACGTTGCGCTGCAGTACCCGCGCGGCACTGACCCGGTTTATCAGAAGGAGCCTAAGGATTGAGTTGGCACCATGGAGACTACATTGACTTTTTCGCAGCCATAGGAGGCGTTGTATCTGCCGGGGCCGCAGCTTATGCAGCAATCCAGAGCCGTAAAAGCGCTAGCGATTCTTATAAACAGCAAAAGGAATTATTTAAATTTGAAAAAGAAAGACACCTTCATGACCTTCTGAAAGCCGAAGCCATCAAGGCCAATGAGAGTGTCAAAAACACCCAAGGTCAGGATTGGACTTTTTTCCAAGCTGCCAATGCTACCTATGCCATTGATTCAGCAAAACAGCTTTTAAAAGATATTAATATTCAAACGCCATCGGATGATATTGAACGGTTCAAGCTTTTTTTCTTGGACCAACTTTGCTATGAGATAACTTCGGAAATGAATGAAGCTCATAACATGCCGGATGGATTTTTGAATTCACATAAAGGCTTTAAAGAGTCAAGGGACATTATTGTCATATGGATGGATAACTTGAGGTTTTTCAATTTCATAAATGAAGAATTGAATTAATTTATTAAAGGAGGAAGGAAAATAGCCTACAAGCCCAGAACATGCCCCTTCTGCAACTATCCAGGACCAAGAAAAGAACCCGATCGGAAATGGTCCTGCAGAATGTGCGGTCTTGAATGGAAGCAAGAGCAGGATAAACGCGACAAAGAAAAACAATAAACCTCGCCCCGGCGGGGTTTTTTATTGCCAAAAATCGGAGTAACCACCATGCATGCAGACGATATTGATAATGCCGCTGAGCTGGAGATGCTCAACATTGAAATAGCTCTGGCCAACAGGCCGCGACCAACTATGACATTTACCGGCACCTGCCAGAACGGCGATTGCGGTGAGGAGCTGGAGAAAGGATTCTTCTGCTGCCCTGAATGCAAGGATGACTATGAGCGCATTGAGCGCGCTAAGCAGCATCGAAGGGTTGCGTGACGCCTGTGGCAGAGAATGCGCTAAGGGCCTTAGCGCGTAAGTGCAGGAGCGAAATCATCAACGCCTTAGACGGCAGGCCCAAGAAAGAGCATGACCGCATCATAACGACGCTTCTCGATAAGCACGCCAAATCAATCACCGCCCTGCCGCCTAATACCTTCCCAGCAAAGCGCTGGTTAGCTTTCTATGTGCGTCAGGTGGATAAGGAGATAAGACAGTGAGCAAGTCATTCACTCAGCGCCTTAGAGACTGCATTGTCAGGCGCGACACGGCCGGTCGACTCGCCGGTCAATGCGAATGCTGCGGAAGCGAACAAGTTCAGTTGGTTGACTGGCTGGGAGAGAACTTCAAATACCGGTGCCGAAAATGCACTCGCGAGTGGTACATCAAGCCCAACCTTTAACACCTATCCGCCCTTTTCACTATCGCGCTCTGCGTGAGGAGTTGTTATGTCCGTAGTAAAGCCCGAGCAAAAACAAAAGCACGATGGTTCCGTCGATACCATGAATTCCGATGACGCTCGCTTCATCGTTATGCGTGGTGATTACACTGCCGAGCAAATTTTGGCAGCCGCAGTTGAGAAGGGAGAAATCGAACCAGAAGACACGGTTGCCTGGTCACGCGCTCGTTATTACCAGTCTTGGTACAAAACATCACCCCTTGGCGGTCAGGACGGATACTCCCGCTGGAATCACCCTCGCGACACACCATGCCGCGGCGCTTACTTCGCTTCAGTGTTGTGCTGGGATTGACCGGTGAACACCATCTGCGACATCACCCCCGGCGAGTTCACTCAGTGGCTCGTCGTTTTTATTTTTATCGTGCTGGTCTGGAACTGGCCGTATAAGGAGTAGATATGGAATCTCCATACATGACATTTGAAGAAACGGCCGCATTCTTCCGCCGGTCAGTCAAAACCATTCGCAACTGGAACAGCCGCGACCGCCGTACTGGTGAAAAACGCATGTGCGGATTTCCCGACCCGGCTCATCACGGACTGTTCCTGAAAAGCGACATTGAGAAATTTGGTAAGCTAACTTGTCACGATTGA